AAAGTTGTATCTTCTGGTCTGTTCTATCCTGCTTTCATTACTGGTCTGTCTGGTAATGGTAAAACCTTTGGTGTAGAGCAAGCATGTGCCCAGTTGGGTCGTGAATTGATTCGTGTCAATATTACCATTGAGACTGATGAAGATGATCTAATTGGTGGGTTTCGCCTTGTCAATGGTGAAACTGTATGGCATAATGGTCCTGTGGTTGAGGCAATGGAACGTGGTGCAATCCTTCTCCTAGATGAGATTGACCTTGCATCTAATAAGATCATGTGCCTTCAGTCAATTCTGGAAGGTAAAGGCGTCTTCCTGAAGAAGATTGGTAAGCATATTGTACCTAAAGCAGGTTTCAATGTGTTTGCTACTGCCAATACTAAAGGTAAAGGTTCTGATGATGGTAGGTTCATTGGCACTAATGTGTTGAATGAAGCATTCTTGGAAAGGTTCCCTATCACCTTTGAACAAGAATATCCTACTCTTACAGTTGAGACAAAAATCTTGACAAAAGTTGCAGAATCACTTAGTATTCCTTTGATTGGAGAGCATACTGATTTTATCAAACACCTTTGTACTTGGTCTGAGATTATTCGCAAGACCTTTGCTGATGGTGGTATTGATGAAGTAGTTTCTACTCGTCGTCTTGTCCACATTATGAAAGCATACTCTATCTTTGGTAAAAAAGATAAAGCACTCAAGGTGTGCTTGAATCGCTTTGATGATGAAACCAAAACCACATTTGTGGAATTGTATGACAAAATTGATGCAGATTTCCAACAACAGGAAGGGGAGTGATCCCTTTCCTACATATATACAACAACCCTCGCATGTATGATTCCTATGCCTTCTATTTTTCTGGAAAAAGATGCTGATACCATCTACGAAGAGTTAGAAGAACATAAGTCAGATGACGTACAGGAAGATGAATACAGAGAGGATAGAATGGATCAAATGATCTCCAGATATGGTTATTGAGGAGGTTACCATGATTCAAAATATCGATGAAATTATTGCCAAAGAGCAATTTGAAGAGTTGCATCAGTTTGCAGAATATCTTGGTGTTGATTACGAAGATTACTTAGAGTTTCTGCATCCTGATGTTGACTTTGATGATTATTCAAGGTAATATGTAGGGGTGGAAGGTTGCCCCACAGAGAGTGAACCCAAAGGGCAAGGGAGGCAGACAATGCTACACAGTAGTTGGTTCGAGTCCAACCACTCTCTACATGTTTCAGTAGCTCAGCAGGATAGAGCATCTGCCTTCTAAGCAGTTGGTCGGGGGTTCGAGTCCCTCCTGAAACGTTAACATATCATGGAGGAACATGACTATTCAAAGCATTGAAAGTATCTTTGTTGATGCTGATAGGACTGTCTTTGTTTCTGCTATTGTAGAAGATGTAGTGCAAACATATGCACAGACATATTATGATCCTGCAGAATATGGTCCTGCTTTATGTGAAGCACATTTTTATCTTGAAGAAGATGAAGGTCTCCCAGAAGATGAAGAAGCACTAAAAGATTACATAGATAAACTTGACTTAGAGTGGAGATTGGTGGATAATAGTGATAATTACCTTGATTGATTTATGACTACAGCTCTTATTACTGGTGGTGCAGGTTTTATTGCTCACCATATGATTGGTAAAATTTTAAGGGAAACTGACTGGGAAGTTGTCACTCTAGATCGTCTTGATTACAGTGGCAACCTTAACAGACTTGATGATCTTCTTACATCATCTTGTACTGTGGATGAACGTAAAAGAGTTAAAGTAGTATTTCATGATTTGAAGGCAGATTTGAATCCTCTTGTCTGCTCACAAATTGGTCAAGTAGATTTTATCTTCCATCTTGCTGCTGGTTCACATGTAGATCGCAGCATTGATTATCCCATGGAATTTGTGATGGATAATGTTGTAGGTACATGCAACATTCTTGAGTTTGCACGTAAGCAAGAAAAACTCAAGAGGTTTATTTATTTTAGCACTGATGAAGTATTTGGTCCTGCACCAGAAGGTATCAAATATAAAGAGAATGATAGGTACAACTCTACCAATCCTTACAGTGCAACTAAAGCAGGTGGTGAAGAACTTGCTGTTGCTTATGAGAATACTTATGGGATTCCCATTTACATTACTCATACAATGAATGTGTTTGGTGAGCGCCAGCACCCTGAAAAGTTTATTCCTATGTGCATTAGGAAAGCTCGTGATGGAGAAACTGTAACTATTCATAGTGATCCTACTAAAACTATTCCTGGTTCACGTCATTATATTCATGCTGAAGATGTTGCAGATGCTGTTCTGTTTCTTGCAGGTAAAAGATTTATTGAAACTACCTATGGTGGTGCTAAATGTCCTAAGTTCAATATTGTAGGTTCTGAAGAATTGAACAATCTTGAACTTGCAGAAATTATTGCACATGCACAGAATAAATCACTCATTTATGAGTTGGTAGATTTCCATTCTTCACGTCCTGGTCATGATCTTAGATATGCACTTGATGGCAACAAGATGAAAGAACTTGGTTGGGAACCTGCCAAGTCAGTAAGAGAAAGAATTGCTGATGTTACAAAATGGACACTTGAAAATAATCGTTGGATTACTATTTGAATAGATAGTATGAATTGATTGTGCTATGATCTCTATAGCTTTTGCTGCTATTATTACATGTTCACAGGCATATGCAGTAATTAAAAGACTTACAGCAGTGCCTGGTCTTAGTCAAACGCAAAGAGATGAAATATTGCATGAAATTAGACAGACTATTCCCACCTGTCCTGTAACAATTAAAAAAGATGAACCAGTCAAAAAGCAAAGCAATAGATCTAATGATTGAAGATTTACATACAGCACATCATGAGATTAGAACAAGGGCAAAGAAACAAGGATGTGAAGAAGATTTGGATATAGTTAAACAACAGTTATTAGATTATCTTAATTTTTTAAGAAAGACTCCATAATGTATTACTATTCATTATTCACTGCATTTGCTATCATTATCACAATGATGATATTAGATCCTAATGTTGGAGAATACATTGTCTTACTTACTAAGATAGTAAAATCAAAATTAGAAAGAATATACTGGATGATTAGGTTTCATCCAGTCATTTTTTCGTCTCCTATTGGTAGATGGTGGATGATGAGAAAATATATGAAAGAAATAGAATCTTTAAGAAAAGAACTTTCAAAGGAAGATTAACTATGCCTAAGGTAATCTATACTGCTATGACTATCTTTGGAATTATTGGAATTTTTATTTTCTGGGGACTTACTCATGCTTATCCTACACATTTGACTTTTTAAGAAAATATGCTATACTATGAGGGTGTGTGACAGTAACCATGCCTAAAGCAAAAGAATCAGTAATTAAATTTCCTTATCCACAGTTTCCATTTAGGATTGAGCATAAGGATGGGAATGATAACAAAATTTGTTGGTTTCAAACTGAAGGACATGCGAACAAATACTTGGAGCGATCTAAACTAAAATCAAATGAATACAAACTGGAGTCAAATGGCGTGGAGATTGTGGGCAAAAGCACTAGGAGAAAAAGCAACAAAAAATGACAGAGAAGCAGACAACGTTGCTTGTATACGTACTGTTTTATTCCTCACTTATCTTGTTACTAACATTTTTATTTGTGCAGGGGTCATAAGACATTGGAATGATCAGACAAATGTATATGTAGAAATTCGTCAAGAACAACCAGTTCCTCCTTTAGTCAAGACATTTAATCACACAGGACAATTTGAATGAATTATCATGTATTAGATCCAACTACACCATGGTATGAGTTTCTCATGTATTGTGAGATTTGTCATCAGTTAGGTGTTGAAGATCAACCTAATATGAGTAGATATATGAGATATAGAAACTATCTCAAATCAATTGGAGTTTTGTGATGTTGAACTCATACAAGGTTACTGAAGATGATCTATCCATCATGGATAGAGTTCAAAAATTAGAAAATGAAAACATTGAGACAACCAACTGTCTTTATGAACTAGATAATAGGATTGATTCATTAACAACCATGTACGAAACATTAACTGAATTTGAGAGAGCACTTGCACGATTTGGAGATAAAGTTGCTCTGATTGCTGGGTTAGAAATTTCTGATAAAATGAGCCCAGAGCAAGCATATCAAGAAATTAAAGAACTTTACAAAGAACTCAAGAAACTTCGTAAAGTAGAAAAATATGAATGGGAAACAGGAGATTTAGGTGACGTCTGAAGGTCTGACTGTAACAGAGAATGAAGATGGATCATTTACACTAGAGTGGGATCCTTGTGACAGTAGATGGACTGTCCTCAATGGCATGACCTCAGAAGAGATTGGTGCTATGATTATGGAACAAGTCAAACAGTATTTACAAGAACAAGATGCCTAGCAAACTTTGGGAAGTTATGAATGATCTTGATGGAGTAACATCTAAGATTTGTTCTGCTCGTGAGATTATTGATAATGCAATAGATAAAATTCAAGAACATCAATATGATAAAGCAGAACTTTTGATGTCTGCTGCCTATGAATATCTTGAGTATTATCTACAAGAGTTTGATGATAAGTTTCAACTTGCTTGGAAAGAAACTGTGAATAAACAAAAAGATAAAGTAAAAAAGTGGATTCTTCCTGTTCAAGAAACAAAACTTGTTGATACTGATGAAACAGAATATTTTGTGGCTTTCCCTGATGATCTTCTAGAAACAGCAAACCTGAAAGAAGGTGATCAAGTAGAATGGTCTGATAATGGAGATGGATCATTTACTCTTAAGAAAGTTACTCAATCTCTGGGGATGGATGAATGTTGAAAATACAAACATCTGGTACATATGATGGTGAATTGTACAATCTAAACATTGCATTTAGTGACCAACATGTGGTATCATTAGAAGGATTATCTCATGAAGATATGCTAGAACTTAAATCATGTATTGATTGTATGATGATAGAGGATGAGTAGCATAGAAAAAGAATACATTGATTTTATTGGAATTTATAAAAATGTAATTTCTAAAGAACAATGTCAGCAACTTGTTGATTCCATTGATAATTATTTTAGTGATGTCACTAATAAAGATGTTGATTATGGAGCAGCACAATTTGGAACTAATGAATTAGGTAGATTAGACTATGCTACTAATGGATCTGTTAATTTACCTTGGGAATCTAACTTAATCAATGATTATTTGTCTAAATGTATAGAATACTATACTCATGAGTATTTTGTACTTAGACAAATGCCAATATCTTCAAAAGTTGTAAAGATTCAAAAAACACCACCTAGAGGTGGTTATCATACATGGCATTGTGAACAAGATTCAGCCCCTAACTCTGTTAGGGTTCTTGCATGGATGGTGTATCTTAATGATATACCAAACAATGAAGGTGAAACTGAATTTATTTGGCAAAAATTAAGAGTTAATCCAGAAGCAGGAAAGTTTTTAATTTGGCCTGCACAATACACACATACACACAGAGGTAATCCTGTTTATTCTTGCGACAAATACATAGCAACTGGTTGGTTCACATTTGGGAGATGAATTATGTCTGAAGAAGGTAAGAAAAAACTATCAGAATGGTGGGATTCTGATAGTTTCAAGCAAATACAGGAAATGAATAGAGAATCCACTGAACGTGCGATTGGTAAGTATCACATGTTATCTGAAGAAGATAAACTTGATATGGTGGAAGCAATCACCAACATTATGTGTAAAGCAGAAAGTGAAGGTTGCTCTCATCGTGGTGTGATGGATGCCCTGGGAATCTATCCTGCTGGTTTCTGGGTTGATCATCTTATGGATGTTCATAATGCTTTGTGGTCTTATTATCATGATAAGAAAAAAAACCAAGAACTGAAAGATGATCTTGATGCCCTAGATAACTTTATTAACTGAGGTAACGCAATCCCAAAGACATTCTTAAGAAAGCAGTTATATCCTAGATAGTATGTTAGAATATCAACATAATTCAAGACAAACATGACTCTTTCACGAACTAATCAAACAGATCTTACAAATGATGAATGGAATGAACTTATTGCACTGAAAGATGCAATCAATAATAATCCAAGTTCTGTACATCCTGAAAAAATGGAACTCTTTACTGCTCTTTTAGTTAAATCTCTTGAAGGAAAAGGTGATGACCAAACTCCAAGTCTTTGAAGAAAAAATGTTTGTTTCTTACAAACATATGAATGGACAAGTGATGCATGTTGGTGAGAAATATCTAACATTTACACCATTTAACTCTAGTGCATTGTTAGTTGTCTATAAAGATCAGTGGAATGATGTGACACTTCTCTAACTGTCCACCACCTATTGACTTTTGCCCCTGTCCCTGCTATTATTACTAGGTAATCAATCAAAGACACATGTTTGTTTCTCTTTCTGTTAATTCCTCTGCTATCTCTGAAGTCAACTTTGATTATGATACCAATGAGGTTGGTGTAGTGTATCACAGCAATCCTGAAGTTGCTTATGTGTTTGGGTGTGACAATCTTGAGGGTGTTGAGAATCAAGTTCGTGAGGCAGAGAGTGTGGGCAAACTGATTGCTCAACTGAAGAGCAGTGAGGTGCTGGTTCCTCTGGAAGTTTGATAAATATGGGGAGAAATCCCCATTATAATTGGAAGGTTGACCGAGTGGTTTATGGTGATAGTCTTGAAAACTATTGAGGTTAGTAGCCTCCCAGGGTTCGAATCCCTGACCTTCCTTTGGTAATCGCTATGCACATAGCATAGAAAGATGCCAAGTTGTGTTACTTGCGCTGGAAAGATAAACCAGAATGCCGTAACACTTCTGGGAGATTAACTCAGTGGTAGAGTGACTGCTTTACACGCAGTAAGTCGTTGGTTCAAATCCGACATTTCCCACCACCGGGATTAGCGCAGTTTGGTAGCGCATCTGCTTTGGGAGCAGAGGGTCGCAGGTTCAAATCCTGCATCTCGGATTGAGGTAAATAAATACCTCCAACATTGCAAATACATTATGTCTCTTATTTCACAACAAGATCGCTTGATGGCAATTGAGGCACTGGAATATTATGTACAAAAGTTAAAAGATGACAACTGTAATCAAGCAGCAATCAGTTCCTTTCAAACCCTTCTCAACTGGATCGAACTGGAGCATTTCAAGCATGAAGATTAACCTGTGGTATTGTGAACATATGAAACAGTGGA